CTGTCATAAGGATTTCTAACAATAACTACAAATCCAACTCTAGGATCATTAGCGAGTTCTATTTGCTGTCTAACAAAATAAATGTTAGGAGCATTTTTAACTGGAGTTGAATATGTGGTATTAGTAGTAAATGGATCTAAAATTTTTGAGGTATCTTTGGATGCTTCTATTCTAGATTTAATGAACATTCCTGCTGTTTTAGGAATATGAATATAAATCCACGCTTTTTTATCTTCCATAAATTATGAGTTTAAAATATTTGATAGAGTTTGAGTATCAGATAAAACAGGATCAGGATCTGGTACAGGAGTAGATAAAACAACTAAGTATGCATCTAATGCAGTAATGTATGGTTGTAGAATAGAATCATCAGTAATTGATTCGTTTCTCTGTGGATTTTTCCATTCAATTTCTCCATGATCTTCATACCACTGAATTGCATGAATATCAGGATCATTAAAATTCCATTCTGGTAATTTTAATGAAACTTCATCTTTTCTAATCCATTTATCTTCTGGAATAATCGTTACTCTCATAGTTAAATCTCCTTTTAATTAATCTTTGGAAGCGATAATCAAATCTACATATTGAACAGCAAAGTCTAATGCTGTACCCGAGAATGATCCACTCCATGATGGATTTGTAAATACACCCTGAGTCCAAGTACCACTCCACGATGGATTCGTAAATCCATGACTGTGAGCACCACCACCACCAGCAGCAGCAGTGTTGGCACCAAAAGTTCCTGTATTTACAGGTGCCACGTTGCCCGCCTTGGGACTAGAAACCCTGTTTTCGTTATTATTATTAGATGCAGTATAACTATGAGTATGACTTGGTATTTGTGATTCTACCAATGTTGTATTACTTACACTACCACCACTGTTAGAACCAGAAACAGATCCAGTAACTGAACCTCCAGAGTTCGTACCACTAACAGTACCTGCCGGAGTTCTTGATGCAAACACTGTAGTAAATGCTGTTGTGCCTCCAGAACTTGCAGTGCCACTTACAACTCTCAATGCTTTATTATTGTGAGTCGTTTGTTTAGTCCAACCAGTTGGTGCTGCTGTTTGTTGGAACAGCATTAAAGTTCCAGATGGAAATGTTTGTGTAGAATATGTAGTAGAATCAACTGATCCGTCTGCTTTTAAAAATTGACTTGAAGTTCCTCCAGATTTAACAAAAGAACCTGCGGTAAGTGCATTTGTGCTGGGATTATAAGTTAGATCTGCATCAACTTTAACAAGATTATTTCCAGAAGTAGCATCAACAAAAGTTAAGTATCTCGAAGCATTTGTTGAATCTAAATTAATTCCAATAGAAGTTGCAGATCCAACGTTTGCGGCTGATGCATTAATCCATAATGTTGCAGATCCATTTGAAGAAAGAATTTGACCAGAGGATCCAAGTGAATTTGATCCATCATACAAACCATTAGTAATCTTTAGTGCTGAAGCAGTTAAAATTCCAGTTTGAATATTTCCAAATGTATTCGTGCTTGGATTATAAGTTAAATCAGAATCAACACGAATAATATTATTTCCAGATGTGTTTTCAACAAAAGTCAAATATCTAGATACATTTGTAGAATCTAAATTAGTTCCTACAGAAGTAGCGGATCCTACAGATGCAGAACTAGCATTAATCCAAGCAGTCTTTGTTCCATCAGAAGATAAAATTTGTCCAGATGATCCAAAAGTATTACTACCATCAAAATATTTTCCAATAATTCGAATATCTTGAAATGTAGAAATACCACTTGAAGTTATATTTCCAGTCACATTGCCAAGTATATCGCCGGTAATATCGCCAGTTAAATTACCAGTTAAATTACCAATTACATTGCCGGTAATATCGCCAGTTAAATTACCAATTACATTGCCAGTTAGATCTCCCGATATACCCGCATATGCATTAATTTTTTCATTAAAAAAAGTTTCTTGCCCGAAATATTGACTGTTGCTCATAATACTGCATCAACGACAGTGTTAATTATGCCGCCAACAATTCCACTTACGACATTATCAATAAAGTCAATACCAACAAAACTTCCAGAGAAAACTTTTTTTGTAAAATCAATTCCAAGTAAAGAAGGAATGTTTCCACTAGTTCCTTTTATGTCTACTCGTTGACCATCAATCATGATGCGACCAGCACCACTCTTCATTGTGATATTTCTTCCTGCTTTGAAATGAATATCTTCTTCTGCTTCAATCATAATATTGGTCGCATACAAACGAACCATTCCGTTTGCTGATATGGAAACATTTCCATTGTTACCAATGATTACAACGTCTTCTCTTCCTTCAGGATTTTTAGAACCGCCAGAAATTTGAATGGTTTGGTCATTGTAAATTGAAAATAACCCACCACTACTTAAACTAATTGAAGATTGGTTATCTCCACTATCAGTGACACCATAAATTTTATACACATCCGTACCACTCAACCCCATCTGAGGGTTTGCAGTATCAATCCTGAAGTTTGGATTAAAACTAATAAGTTGTCTTTTAAAAATGTTTTTATCTCTTTCTGCCATTTTATATCGGGCAATCTATGGATGTTTGCACCTCTTGTGCAAAAAGATTTGCTGAATTGGGAGAATTAGGATCTGCATCCGGAGAAGCAGGAATAGGTCCAGTCTCTTTGAGTGCTCCTATGACGGGGCGTAAAATTGCTCCAAATCCAGTATCTGATTCTATGTTAAGTCTAGGTAGACTATCGACGATATTATTTAGAGGAATGACTTGAGAGATACGACCATCAACAATCTGAGAGTTGTATTCATTTCCAAGATTGTCAGTGACAACTGCATCTTCATATCCACCTCCACCATCTTCAACCAATACTCGCAAGACAGAAAACTCTGCAAGGTTACCAACAGAATAATTTTCACCCTCAGAAACCATATAAATGGATTCAACTTGACCACTATCATTAATAAGTGCTCTTGCTACTGCACCATATCCTTGATCTGCATCATCAATAATTTCTACAAATGGCGAATAAGCATAACCAGATCCAGGATTCGTCAATTGAACTCCAATGATACTTGCAGTTGTATTCCCATCCGGATTTGTTACAAGATTTCCAAAGATAGGAATTGCAGATGCTCCAGATCCACGCCCACCAAAAATGTTGATAACTGGCGGGCTTGCAAATTGTAGAGCACCTGTAAAGCATTCTGTTACGGAATTAATGTCTACACCAGAACTAATGATATTTGTAATATCTCTAATGTTTCCATAAGTATTAACCAGAGAAGATGCAGTTGATGAAACCGAACCGGAAGGTCCTCCACCAACCGTCCACTCATTTACAAGTCCTTTGTAATTATCTAAACTTTGATTGCAGGCAAATCCAGCACCAAATTCAGACAACAACCCAATCGCTTCTCTCAAAATGTTTCCCAAATTGAAATTAGAGAAGAATTGAAGAAGTTTCTCAACTGCCGACAAGGGACCATCAAATAAAGTTTCAAGCACACCAATGATTGAATTTAACAATGTGCCAGCAAATTGATCTGCAGCACAACTTACAAAGCGGTCTACATTATTGACGGTGGAGTTTAGAATATCGAATACTAAACTCTTCATACTTTCAATTGCAGCACCAGCAATACATCCAAATGCTTCTTCAAGTGCTTTAACTGGCAAAACCATTGTTTCTTGTGCAGCAACACCGGCAAGATGTGCTGCAACTGGATTACCAGTGGCTGCAAGAACTTGAGAAAAAACTAGTTTGTAAAGCAAATCCAATCCTTGTTTTAAAAGACCTATTAGACCAGGAAAATCTTCATTTCCATAAATTAAAAAATTAAAAAGTCCACCAATCAAATCATTGCATAAAGTAACAATTTTATTTGCTGCTTCACGAATTGTTTGCGCTATTTTTTCTACGTTTCCTTGAAGATTTTTTAATTTACGAAGAAGATTTTTGACAATTGATTTGATTTTATCAACTCTTGTATTCTTAACAGTATTTGCTAATGGAATTTGGTTTCCAATTGCAAAGTTTTCAGAAAATACTTGATATCCAACTCTCTGTGCTATTTCTGCTGCTTGCTCTTCAGTGACGCTTGCAGGCGATGGATTGGAATTTTCTTTTACTTCATTTGATTGAATTGGAGTAACTTTTGCCTTTTCAACTTTACTAGAATATCCAGTAAAAGGAACAAATGGCGACTGATAAGTTTTTGAGGGAACAGAAAAACTTCTGCCAAATGTTGCCAGAATTACAGGAATTTGAGCATTATCGCCATCCAAAAAGAATCCAAGAACAGTATCGCCTGGTTGAAGTTGCACACCAGTCGCTACATTTGCAGCACCACTTCCTGCTGTAGTTGGAATTAAACATTGTGCCCAAGGAAGGTCTTCATTAGGAAGTTCTGCTTCACTATAAGGATGATAACCAATAATTCTTACTTTAAATCTATTTCCCCATCCCTTACCATCTACTTGACCATTCATATCCTCGATAGGAGGAATCTGTCCAATCCACCATCGAAAACCGTCTCTACCGATAAAATTACTTTTAAGAAGTGATTCGTCTATCATTTATTATGCCTTCTTGTTAATTCCAAAAGTGTCTCTGATTAATTTCATAGAAGTATATGAACGATTCGCATCAAAGTGATGACACAATTCCTTAATCATATATAGACCACTCGTTTCAGTGTCATATTCCTTCGCGTCCGATTGTGTAATCTTTGGAAAACGACATTCAACTACGTCTCCAGCTCTTAAGTTTGTATTGGATGGTACAATAATACTCAAAGTTTGAGTAAACAGAATATTATATCTCATTAAAGATTGAGATTGATATAAAGTTTGGTCAGAGTTAATTTTTGAAGAAACTTCCAAACTAGTTGCAGGATTCAATGTCCCCACATCATAAACTGCAGTAATAATTCTAGTTGGTACATCTCCCAGTGTTAAATCAGAACCATCAGATAGTGGTGGTAGTTTAATTTGACTGCCAAGATTATTTGACTTTCCAGCATAATCTTCAAGTTTAAACTTTCCTTCTTCTGGTTTAGAGAATGAAAAATCTAGTGGATTGAAAAACATTCGATGACTTGCATAAGTGCCAAGTTTAAGTTTTTCAATTAGATTTTGATTTTTCTCGATGTAATAATTTAAAATTCTAAAATCATTATTAACCTTGTCGTCATTTTCATCATATGCTTGATTGACCTGATTATAAGTATAAACAACACGGGTATCGTTTATATCTGTTCTGGGTGGTTGTGTAATCAATCCATCGACAGACCTAAATTGAAATCCATCCTGTGTTTGATAGAATAAAAATCCAGCAGTTGCACTTCCAGAAGATTGAGGAACTGCCTTTGATGCTAACCAGACTAAAAGAGTAAAGGGTTTCCTCAAATTCCCTATAAATCCATATTTGTTTGAGGATTTATCAATTGCACCTATTTTTTCGGTTTTAAGATAATTTGTTAAGATATTTTCTACAGAATCACTAATTGCACTATCAACCTTAAACTTTTTACCAACTCGTACAGTTTCATTTGTGATTGCTTCTCTAGAAACCAAGTGAAGTGTAAAACTTTCTTGATTGGTTTCCGAAATTACATCAGTGATACTTGAAACATATAAGTAATCTGCAACTCTTTTTGTAAAATCTAGTCCGGGATTTGTTGCAGAGTTGCCTGCAATTTTCATCGAAACTCTTTCACCACCTCTTAAAGGAAGAC